ATTCTATCACTATATAGATGATTTATGTGTAAATGAATACAATTAGGAAACAAAAATTTATGCCTACGAGTTTATACTTAGATATAAAAAAAGAGACCCGAAGGTCTCTTTTGAAAGTATTCAGTTTTTAGGAAACTCAACCGATGGTTGGAGCAGTAAGTGCAACAGGAGTGGACTCAGCAGCAGCAAGATCCAGAGGGAAGTTATGGGCGTTACGCTCATGCATTACTTCCATCCCGAGACCAGCACGGTTAAGAACATCAGCCCAGGTGTTCAGAACACGACCCTGAGAGTCAATGATCGACTGGTTGAAGTTGAAACCGTTCAGGTTAAATGCCATCGTAGATACACCCAATGCGGTGAACCAGATACCAACAACAGGCCATGCAGCAAGGAAGAAGTGCAGTGAACGTGAGTTGTTAAACGATGCATATTGGAAGATCAAACGACCGAAGTAGCCGTGTGCAGCAACGATGTTGTAGGTCTCTTCTTCTTGACCGAACTTGTAACCATAGTTCTGCGATTCGTTCTCAGTGGTTTCACGGACGAGTGAAGAAGTAACCAAACTTCCGTGCATAGCAGAGAACAGAGATCCACCGAATACCCCAGCAACACCGAGCATGTGGAACGGATGCATAAGGATATTGTGTTCTGCTTGGAATACAAGCATATAGTTAAAAGTACCAGAGATACCAAGAGGCATAGCATCGGAGAAACTACCTTGACCGAAAGGATAAACGAGGAATACTGCAGATGCTGCTGCAACAGGTGCAGAGTATGCTACGCAGATCCAAGGACGCATACCCAAACGATAGGAAAGTTCCCATTCACGACCCATATAAGCATAGATGCCAATAAGGAAGTGGAAGATTACCAGTTGGAAAGGACCACCGTTGTAGAGCCACTCATCGAGAGATGCTGCTTCCCAGATGGGATAGAAGTGAAGTCCGATTGCGTTAGAAGAAGGAACAACTGCACCAGAGATGATGTTGTTTCCATAGAGAAGTGAACCAGCAACGGGTTCACGGATACCGTCAATATCGACGGGAGGTGCTGCGATGAAGGCTACCAGGAAGCAGACGGTTGCTGCAAGCAGGGTAGGGATCATCAGAACACCGAACCAACCAACATACAAACGATTGTCGGTTGAAGTGATCCAAGAACAGAATTGTTCCCAGGTATTGGCGCCTTGACGCCTTGAAATAGTTGAAGCCATTGTTTTGAAAAAGGGTTATCTAAAAGTCCGGGGGAACGAACAGGTAATAAGTATTTCCACAGCACCCTCCACTGTGGATATTAGGGCGTTTAGAGTCGAACCCGATGGGACTTATACAACTATTTAAGGAACGTTACGTTTCTTAACGTCGTTGATGTATTTAGTATACTACGGTTTCCACTACCTGTCAACAGTCTGTGCCAGTTATGAAATTGGATCGTTGATCATATGAACACCCTTCAACGTATCATGATAATTTCCGGTTGTAATGATACCAACAACATTTGTCGGTGGAGTCGGCCAGTTAACTGGAAAACTTTCTCCGTTAGGAAGATCTCTAAGTTCCTGTCTCCAAGTTTTAAATTCTGTACTAATTGCAACATCACATTCAATTTGTTTAATTACATGAATATCTGAGGTGTTAAGAGCATCATCCCTCATCTCCCTAACGAGAATATACCTTTCAAGTTCTTGATTGGAATCATAAGTATTAATGATACTATTCCATTCTGTTGATGTTATTGATGAGACTCCGGAAGAAGAATGTTCAGAAACATTAAAATCATCGGTTACAGTACAAAGAAAATATGGAATACCATCATCATAATTTAACCTATGGAGTATATTAATTCCACCAATACTAGAAGGTTCTTGATAAGAAGTTAGTTGTTCATGATATGTTGCAGCATTTGTTGCACCAATACCTGTTTCTTTATGAATTAAATGAGATTTAATATACATGATTATGCGAGTTGTGTAATTGAAATTGTGCTATTAGTACCTTGAAGTGAACAAGTACCACTAACTGCTAACTGTTGGGTATAAACACTAATTTGATCATTGGCACTCAAACTAAAAGTTGTTGACATATTAATTGATGATTCATTATGTCCAGATGCAGATCTGATATAATCGTGTGCTGCAATTTCACTTTGCTGAACATCATTAATAGCAAATTTTAATCCAACATTCATTCTGGCATTAGAAGATGTTACATACATATTAACCTGTATCATATAGAGTCCAGTGGCAGGAACTACAATATGTTCTGCTGTTGCAGACCAAGTTCCATTGGAGAATTGTGGTGTAGTATTAATCCAACTAACTTCTGCATAACTGGCATTATTAAGATTGGGTGTGCCAGTACCAACATATTTTGCATAGTTAGCGGGTTTATTACCCGCGTGCCATACATCATCACCATTAACTGTCGGAGTACCTTTAAAATCACCATAGTTATTTCCAGAGTCAAACTCTACTCTGGTAGCACCATTATATATTATCTTTAAACCCTGCAGTCCATCATAGAACTCAAGTCCATTGATAAATCCCGAATTATAAATTCCATAATCACCAGCAGTAATGTTTCTAATTTCGAGACCGTCACTATCACCAACAAATTTAGCAATCTGTGCCCCAGTGCCACTACCACTACCAACACCACCAGTATTCTCTATTGTAAGGGTAGGTGTTCCTGATGTGCTTTGGGATACAGTATCTGCAGCATCAGATCTGATGAAACTTCCACTATCAATACCATCAAGTGTCGTTGCATCTACGTTAGTTAAGTTAGCACCAGATACAGCAGGTAATGTTGCAGGGAATCTAGCATCAGGTATTGTTCCAGAATCAAGTTCTGATGCATCAAGTGTAGTAAGACCAGAACCATCACCAGTAAAAACAACACCCGATTCAGCAATAATTGTTGAAGTAGTCAACCTCATTACATTGTCCAATGTTACTGCTGAACCGGAACTTACACTGTCTTTCAACTCAAAACGCATTGTGGCGGTGTTATTGTCAACAGTAGTTTCAATCCTAGCAGAAGAAACACTTTGCTCAGGTACTCCTGATGTATGGTTAAAGCAAAGGTTTGCATTTCCATAACCATCATTGGTGGTCATTGCAACAGAACCAGAAGTTCTACCACATTCAATCTTAGTACCAGTAACACTAATCGTTCCACTACCAGTTAATGCACCCGAGAAAGAATCATTAGCATTAGACTTTAGATAGTTATCTGGAGCAATAGCCTCGTCGTTCACATAAAGTTTACCAGCATCAAAGAACCATTCACTTGTTAATATTTGATCCTGATCAAAGTTACCAAAGTGGATCACTTCATTGCCTCTCCACGTTATTTCACCACTTTGAGTCAAAACAAGATCACTAGTCGTAGCTGCACCATTTGCAGTTCCTGCTTCATTGGCAACAGCAATTTTCAGACTGCCTCCTTGGTTTCTGAGATAGAATCCCCAAGAATTTGCATTAGTGTGTTTCCATCCAGAACTATAATATAGTCCTGCTCCCCAGTAATGATCAGTTGTTGAATGTGAATTGATAGTGAGAGTTCCACCACTGTAATCATCGGTAGCATCAGACCTTAAGAAACTACCACTATCAATACTATCAAGTGTCGTTGCATCTACGTTAGTTAAGTTAGCACCAGATGCTGCAGGAAGTGTTGCAGGGAATCTAGCATCAGGTATTGTTCCAGAATCTAAATTACTAGCATTACCAGCAGTAAAACCTCCAGAGGTTCCTGTAATATTATCAGTAGTTCTTGCAAGACTTGTGCCATTAACTGATGGAACACCTTTAAAATCACCATAGTTATTTCCAGAGTCAAACTCCACTCCGACATTACCATTGTATAATATTCTTACACCACCTGTTCCATCATAGAACTCAAGTCCATTATTTTGTTGGGTATTGTAAATTCCATAATCACCCCCAGCAATATTTTGAATTAAAATTCCATCACTATCACCAACAAATTTAGCAATCTGTGCCCCAGTGCCACTACCACTACCAGCACCACCAGTATTCTCTATTGTAAGGGTAGGAGTTCCTGATGTGCTTTGGGATGCAGTATCTGCAGCATCAGACCTTAAGAAACTACCACTATCAATACTATCAAGTGTCGTTGCATCTACGTTAGTTAAGTTAGCACCAGATACAGCAGGTAATGTTGC